GTCCTAGCGCAATATTATTCGTATATTAACGTCTAAATAAATAAGTTATATGACAACAAAAAGAAAGTCTATTCAGACTATTACCGACCCTTTGCTCGAACCCTTCTTTATCACTAAAGATGAATACAGTTATACTGTAAAACAAAATGTGACATCCGATGCCTCCCATTTTAGGTCTAAAGGTAAGGCAAAAACCTATGAAAAATCATTATATTATTATGCTAAATTTGAACATGCACTACAAAGAATAGCTACTTTAAAAGCTAGTATGGAAAATTTTGACAGTTTAGAAGAATATATTAACAAATATACAAAAATAAGTACTAACATTAAAAATTATACAAATGGAATTAGAAGCGCTATTTAACGCCGTTATTGTAAAACCAATAGAATCAGAAGAAACTACTGTTGGAAATATTATTGTTCCTGACTTAGGAAAAGAAAAAAATGAAACTGGTTTAATAATTTCAGTAGGGCCTGGACAATCAACTTTAACTGGGGATTTTATTCCTACTATTTTAAAAGTTGGTGAAAAAGTAATCTTACCAACTCAAGGATTTACTAAATTACCATACAATGGTGAAGATTATTATGTGGGTCCAGAAAATCAGATACTTGCAAAAGTAAACATACCAACTAGTATAGATGAATTACTAGATGAAACAAAAGAAAATTTAACTAAAGAAGAAATTAAAGATTTAACGAATGAGTAAACAAGTAACATTAGGCTCAACAGCCCGAGAAAATTTAGTAAAGGGAATTGATGTGTTAGCAGATGCCGTAGTATCAACATTAGGACCAAATGGTAGAAATGTAGTAATAGCAAATGAACAAGGAGTACCTCAATCTACAAAGGATGGAGTTACAGTTGCAAAATCAATATCACTTTCAGATCCTGAACAAGAATTAGGAGTACAATTAGTTAAACAAGCTGCTATAAAAACAGCTGAAAAAGCAGGTGATGGTACAACAACATCTACTTTATTAGCTCGTGAAATGGTGAAAGCAGGGTTAAATGCTTTAAATAATAACGAAAGTGCTGTACAAATTAAAAGAGATATTGACTCTACAGTTAGACAAATAGTAGATAATCTTAGAAGCAAAATATCAGAAGACATTTCTGGTGAAGAACAATTAGAACAAATTGCCACAATATCAGCAAATAATGACCCAGAAACTGGAAAATTAATTGCTACCGCAATTGATAAAGTAGGAATGGAAGGAGTTGTTCATATAGAAGAATCACGTACGGGTGAAACATACTTAGAGACAGTTGAAGGGTTACAGTTTGATAGAGGTTATAAGTCACCATATTTTGTTACTAACAATACTACAATGACATCAACTTTAGACAATCCCCTTATTCTAATAGCAGATCAAAAATTAACCCAAGTAAAAGAACTACTCCCTGTATTAGAAGCAGTATCGGCCCAAGCTAGATCTCTTTTAATTATTGCTGAGGATATTGATAATGAAGCTTTAGCAACTTTAATAGTTAATAAAATGAGGGGTACAATGAAAGTATGTGCTGTTAAAGCACCTGATTTTGGAGATAGAAGAAAATTAGCTTTAGAAGATATTGCCATAACAACAGGAGGAATTGTTCTTGATAAACAAAAAGGAATGAAGCTTGATAAATTTAGTTGGGATTGGTTTGGAGAAGCAAGAACAGTAACAATAGAAAAAGAACAAACAACCATTGTAGATGGAAAAGGAGGAATTAAGGAAATTGAAGCACGTATTGAAGAACTACAACAACAAGTCGGACAAGCAACAACACCGTTCGAAACAGAAAAACTTCAAGAAAGATTGGCTAAATTCACAGGAGGAGTAGCTATTATTCATGTAGGTGGAAATACTGAAACTGAAATGAGAGAGAAAAAAGATAGAGTTGATGATGCACTACATGCAACAAAAGCAGCTATTGAAGAAGGTATAGTACCTGGTGGTGGAGTAGCATTATTATATGCATCTTCAGGTATAGATGCTAAAACAACAGGGGCAGCTATTGTAATAGAAGCTTGTGCTAAACCCTTTAACCAAATCTTAGTTAATGCAGGGTTTGATAATGTTAAAGGACAGATATTAGCAGACCAATTATGTAATTCAGGTAATGATGTGTGGGCTGGTTATAATATTAAAACTAATGAAATAGTTAATATGAAAGAAGATGGTATTATTGATCCAACTAAAGTAGCAAGAACAGCATTACAAAATGCAGCTTCAGTTGCGGGTACTGTTTTATTAACAGAATGTACTGTTGTAAATGAACCTAGTGAGGATAATAAACAAACACCTATGGACCCAATGATGGGTATGGGAATGTAAATTAATAATTAATAAATAAATAAAAAAGAATGACAAAACAAGAAATTTTTGAGATTATTGAAGAGAACTTCAATATCTTAGCAGCAGAACACGTAGGAACTACTAAAGCAAGTCAAGGACGAGCTAGAAAAGCAGCACAAGCTATTAAACGAGTAATCACAGATTATAAAAAGGCATCTGTGGCTGAGTCAAAATAGTTTCGTATATTATGGCTATAAAGATTGAAGAAAAAAATATCCTAATCGCTCGGAGAGTTCCTCCGGGCGATAAATGGAGATTAGTTGCAAATGAACCAGATGGTCCTGTACACAAAACATTAACTGATTGTTTAGAGGCATATATGGTTAAAACAGGTTTTAAAGGTAGTTATAAATTAGAACCTTTAAAGAGTAATTTATATGCAATTGATTCTAAAGAAACAGAAGTAATACCTGAACCAGTAAAGAAATATTCAATATATGGTGAGTACGGAGAATAGTTTATTAGTAGAAAAATATAGACCATCTAAGTTAGAGAATTATGTTGGTAATGAAAATATTAAAAAATCAATATCTAAATATTTAGAACAGAATGATATTTTAAATTTAATATTTTATGGACCCGCTGGTACAGGAAAAACTACTTTGGCAAAACTTTGTGTTCAAAACCTTGATTGCGATCATCTTTATATTAACGCCTCTGATGAAAGAGGTATTGAAACGATTCGTGATAAAGTACAAGGATTTGCGAGCGTTGCTTCTTTTAAACCACTTAAAGTGGTCATTTTGGATGAAGCTGATTTTCTTACTATACAAGCACAGGCTTCACTCCGTAATATTATTGAAACTTTCTCACGTACGACAAGGTTTATTATGACTTGTAATTTTGTAGAGCGTATTATTGATCCTTTACAGTCTAGGTGTCAAGTACTTAAAATTATACCCCCCACTAAAAAAGATGTTGCTAAACATTTAAATTGGATATTACAACAAGAGCATATTGAACACAATATAAATGATTTAGTACCTTTAGTTAATCAATATTATCCTGATTTACGTAAGTGTATTAACACTATACAATTATCAACTGTTGATGGTGGTGCAAATGATTTATATCTTAAACTAGACCAGTCAATATTAGTATCATCAAATTATATAGATAAAGTTATTAATGCATTATCAGAAGGATCTAAACATAATAAAATAGATTGTTATAATGATATACGTCAAATTATAGCAGATGCTAATGTAGATGACTTTGATGAGTTATTTAAAGCATTATATGAAAGAGCATCTGAATATCTTCCAAATAAAGAAGGTACAGTAACCATTTTAATAAATGAACATCAATACAAATCAAATTTCCGTATCGACAAGGAAATAAATACAATGTCGTTAATTCAACAAATATTAAATAATAAATAACTATGCAACAGCAACAACAACAAGGTCCACCTATTGATTTAAAAAACACATCAGAGGTAAAAAATTCAGAAGGTGGAAGTGTATTCCAACAAGGAGTAGTATTACGTACAGTATCTAAATTTATAACAGGTACTGATGAAGATGCCTTATTACCAATCCCTGTATTTTATGATTTAAAAACAGGAAAAATACTTGAAAGTTCAGTTCCTAAAGATTTAAGGGAAGAATTAAAAGATGAGCTTATTTAATGAAAAACATCTTTGATTGGTTAAAAGCAATTAATAACACCAAACCCCCAGTTGAATCTTTTTCAGATAAAGATTGGGAGGTTTGGAATAGTTATATGGTACATAGATTTTTATCTATGAATCCTGATTATCTAGAAATTGTAAATTATGTTCAGGATTTTCCTCCACAGGAAAAAAGAATGATTTATAATATATATCGAGAATTTATTCCTAAAAATAATAAATGGAGTAAATATGTTAAATCTAAAGTAAAACAATCTAATAAAGATTTAATAGACCATATCAAAGATTACTTTCAATGTTCAAGTAAAGAATCAAAAGAATATATAAATATATTGGCTACCACAGAAATTAGTCGTATATTAACTAACAGAGGATTAGAAACTAAAGAAATAAAAAAATTACTAAAATGAGCAAATTATACGATATGTTAAAAACATCTGCACAAGCAGATAAAGCAAAAGCCATGTTATCACTTGAGTTATTAGGTAACAAATCAGTTGGTATAGGAGACCACTCCACAGAAGATTTCTATAAAAATGCTGAAGAAGCACTTATTATGTTGGTTGATGCT